ACACGAAGAGTGAGTTTGCGAGTTATTTGTTGCCGAGTTGGTTTTTGGGGAAGTTTCCTGAGAAGAAGATTATTCAGGCTGCACACACGGCAGAGTTGGCGATGGGGTTTGGAAGGAAGGTGAGGAACCTTGTGTCTTCTGAGCCGTATCAGAAGATTTTTGAGACGAAGCTTTCGACGGACTCAAAGGCAGCTAACAGGTGGAACACGAACAAGGGTGGTGATTATTTTGCTGTGGGTGTGAATGGGGCAGTGACTGGTAAGGGTGCGGATTTGTTGATCATTGATGATCCGCATTCTGAGCAGGAAGCAAAGTTGGGGAATCCGGCTGTTTATGATCAGGTGTATGAATGGTTTACATCGGGTCCTAGGCAGCGTTTACAGCCCGGTGGGGCTGTGATTATTGTTATGACTAGGTGGGCTACTAGGGATTTGACTGGGCAGATCCTGAAGAACTCATCAAGGGATGGGGCAGATAATTGGGAGGTGATTGAGTTTCCTGCGATTCTTCCGTCAGGTAATCCGTTGTGGCCTGGGTTTTGGAAGATAGAGGAGTTGGAAGCGATTAAGGCTGAGATTCCTGTATCGAAATGGGAAGCGCAGTATCAGCAGAATCCGACCTCTGAAGAGGGTGCGATTGTTAAGAGGGAGTATTGGAGGATTTGGGAGGATCAGGATCCTCCTGATTGCGAGTATGTGATTCAGAGTTGGGATACTGCGTTTGAGAAGCACAACAGGGCAGACTACTCCGCCTGTACAACTTGGGGGGTGTTTAGGCATCCGGACAAGAATGGGGATTTGAAGCCCAACATTATTTTGTTGGATGCTTTCAAGGGCAGGATGGAATTTCCTGAGTTGAAGAAGAAGGCGTTTGAGATGTGGAAGGATTGGAATCCTGACACCTTGTTGGTTGAGAAGAGAGCCGCAGGGGCTCCTTTGATTTATGAGTTGAGGAAGATGGGCATTCCTTTGTCGGAATACACGCCCCATAAGGGACAAGACAAGATAGCCCGTGTAAACTCCATCGCTGATTTGTTTGCCTCTGGTGTTGTGTGGAGGCCTGAGACAAGGTGGGCAGAGGAAGTGATGGAGGAAATGGCATCCTTCCCTAACGCAGATCATGATGACTTGACTGACTCCTCCTCGCAGGCTTTGATGAGGTTCAGGCAAGGTGGGTTCATCTCGGTTGAGTCAGATGAGCCTGATGAGCCGGTCTACCGGCGAACAGCCGTTTATTACTGAGGTGAACATGAGTATTGACAAAGCTTTGATGCCTATGGAGATGGTGGAGGGTCAGGGCATTCAGATTGAGATTGAAGACCCTGAGTCAGTTACTGTAGACACGGGTGATGTGACAATCATCCTGTCTGAAGAGACAGCAAGCCCTGAAGAGTTCAAAGCCAATCTTGCAGAGTTCATGGATGAACAGGAACTGTCGCAGATTGGATCAGAGGTTTTGGAACTGATCGACGCAGACATCCAGTCCAGACAAGACTGGGCAGATATGTTTGTGAAGGGTTTGGAAGTCCTTGGGATGAAGTATGAAGAGAGGACTGATCCTTGGGAGGGTGCTTGTGGTGTTTTCAGCCCTCTTCTAACGGAAGCCACAGTCAGGTTTCAATCAGAGATGATTGTTGAGACCTTCCCTGCTCAAGGTCCTGTGAAGACACAGATCATTGGTGAGGAAAGTCCAGAAAAGCTTGATGCTGCGGTTCGTGTCAGGGCAGATATGAACTTCCGCCTGACCGATGAAATGATTGAGTACAGGTCAGAGCATGAGAGGCTTCTGTACTCTCTTGGACTATCAGGCGCTGCGTTTAAAAAGATCTACTACGATCCCGCAGCAGGAAGGCCTGTGGCCTGCTTTATCCCCGCAGAAGACCTGATCATGCCCTATGGCGCAGCGAATGTGTATGTCGCTGAACGGGCAACTCATGTGATGCGGAAAACCAAGAATGAGATTGCCAAACTTCAGGCAGAAGGTGTTTACAAGGACATAGACCTTGGGGAACCCACGAGGTTCTTTACCGACATTGAGAAGAAGAAAGCCGAGGAACAGGGCTATAACCTCTCTGAAGATGATCGCTATCAGATTCTTGAGTGCCACATTGACATTGAACTGCCCGGTGATGAGATTGCAAAGCCTTATGTGATCACCATCGACAGGGGAACCACTCATGTTTTGGCGATCTATAGGAACTGGAAAAAGAAGGATGACCGGCATCGCAAACGCCAGCACTTCTCCCAGTACACCTATATCCCAGGGTTTGGAGCCTATGGCCTTGGGTTTATTCACCTGATTGGAGGATATGCAAGGGCAGGAACCTCTCTGATCAGGCAGTTGGTTGACGCAGGAACACTTGCAAACCTTCCCGGAGGTTTGAAAACCCGTGGCTTGAGGATTAAAGGGGATGACACCCCGATTGCTCCGGGTGAGTTCAGGGATGTGGATGTTCCGTCAGGGACAGTCAAAGACAACATCATGGCTCTGCCCTATAAGGAGCCGAGTCAGGTGTTGGCAGGTCTTCTGGACCGGATTACTGAAGATGGCAGAAGGCTTGCAGGTATCGCTGATCTAAAGGTTAGCGATATGTCTGCTCAGGCCCCGGTTGGAACAACCCTGGCAATCCTTGAGCGACAACTCAAGACCATGAGCGCCGTTCAGGCGCGTGTACACGCATCTCTCAAGATGGAGTTTAAACTCCTGAAAGAGATCATCCGCGACTATATGCCGCCGGATTACTCGTACATCCCTGAAGGTGGAGATCAAGCAGCCAAACAGGAAGACTACGACATCGTAGAGATCATTCCTGTCAGCGATCCTAACGCCGCCACGATGGCACAAAGGATCATGCAGTATCAAGCTGCTCTTCAGTTGGCTCAAGGCGCTCCGCAGATCTATGACCTCCCGATGCTCCACAGGCAGATGCTTGAGGTTTTGGGGATCAAAGAAGCGCAGAAGCTTGTGCCTCAGGCAGCAGATCAAAAGCCAAGGGATCCAATCAGCGAGAACATGAGTTTCCTGACCGGAAAGCCCACAAAAGCTTTCATCTATCAGGACCACGACGCTCACATCGCCACCCACGTTGCTCTGATGCAAGACCCAACGATCATGGGTGCATTGGGTCAAAGCCCGATGGCAGCGCAGATGCAAGGCGCAATCATGGCTCACATCGCAGAGCACATGGCGTTTAGCTACCGTGCCAAAATCGAGGAGCAGTTGGGCGTTGAGATGACCGCGCCTGATGCGGAAATCCCGCCTGAGGCAGAGGTTCAAATCTCCAGATTGGTTGCTCAGGCAGCACAACAGCTACTCCAAACCAATCAGGCCAAAGCCCAACAGCAGCAAGCCCAACAACAAGCTCAAAACCCCGAAATGGCAATCAAGGAAAAAGAGATTGCCCTGTGGGAAAAAGAGATCCAACAGAAAGACGCCGATAGTCAGCGTGACTTTGAGGTTGCGAACAGGAAACTGGATCTCCAACAGGCAGAAATTGGACTTGGCGCACAGAAAGAAGCAGCCAAGATCAACGCCAAAGATCGTGAAATTGATAAAAAAGTTTGGGCAGATATGCTCAAAAACATGAGGTAATCAAATGGCTACTGCGTTTTCCGTAGTCCAAAAAGAACTTGAGATCCGCAAAAACAGTCTTGTTGACGCACTTGCAACGGGTGCTGCTATTGATTTTGCGGATTACAAGCGCATCGTCGGTGAGATCCGAGGTCTATCACTGGCAGATGAACTCCTAAAAGACCTTGAGCGAAAGTTGGAGCAAATCGATGAGTGAAATTCTCATTGCGTCATCCGAAAACCAAGTAGTTCCTGACACTGCCGAAAGGAAAGCGAAACAACTTCCCCAGCCAGTGACTTACCACCTCCTGTGCATGGTTCCGGAGGCCCAGCAAACCTTTGAAAACGGCATCGCAAAGTCCACCAAGACAATGATGCACGAGGAGATTCTGTCTCCCGTTTTATTTGTCATGGACATGGGACCAGACTGCTACAAAGACACCACCAGATTTCCAAGTGGTCCGTCTTGCAAAGTGGGTGATTTCGTAATGACTCGGCCCGGATCAGGATCCAGGATCAAGATTCACGGCAAAGAGTTCCGAATCATCAACGATGACGCAGTTGAAGCTGTTGTCGAAGATCCCCGTGGAATTGCGAGGGCATAATGGAAAGCACAATGGAAAAGCAAGAGTTCGTCTTTCCCGACGAAAAGGAACAAAAGAAGTCGGAGC